ATTTAAACAAGATATTTGTTTAACTAACCTTATTATTTGATTTGGCATTTGTGACCTCGTCGCTATGCCTTCCCATTCGGATACGACTCTCGTTTCTGATATTATGGTGCCGGCTGCTACAGCTGCATCAATTATGGTTATTTATGTAGTGCTTAAAACACTCATTAGGAAGTTCCGTAATACTCATTTATTCAGTTGGTTTCTTTATAAAACCTCTACACCCCTGAACTACAACATACGAGCTGTATTCCGTAAAATGGATATGCCTCAACCCTATTCTGTTCCAGGTCACTCTCATCCTGAGGCTGCAGGAGCGCGTTCTGTCGCAAATATCTTTATTGATAATGTGATAGAATCGTGTGGCTATAAACCATACAGCGTCTCCATGAGTCAGAGGGATGTTCGTGCCAATCAAGATGGTACTCGCCATTATTTCTTTGGCAAAGACCTACCTATGGACTATCGTAGCGATCAACTATCTAATCAGCATATCATGAAAATGATTGATGTTGATTATTATGTTGATATGCCACACTTGTTACGTAAGTGCAAACCTCTATTGTTATATACTATGGTCCCGTTGGAAGTGTCTGGTTACACTCCGAATGGTCACTATTTTATAACCGGAGATGAAGTCCATATGAACATATCAGGAGGAGCATATTACCAGCATAAGATATGGAATTATGATACGGACAACTTGATACTCCACTATTGGTGGGGCTCAGTTGTTTATCTCATAGAAACTCGTATGACCGATGATCAGACTAGACGCATCATTCTATTAGAGCCTGTACGTATAGTCTATGGTTATATGGCTTGGTTGTTACCTTCAAAGACCCTTGCGCGTCGTGTTTATTCGTATGCTGAGTACACCATTAATAAATTTTTAAAAGATGGTGTTCTCAAAGTATCGTTTAAACGAGAAATTGACGTTCAAGGAGCGACCATTCCCTTAACCGTGGCAACTACAGCCCTGATTCGTTGCTCTAAAGCTAAAGATCCCAGTATATCAGATGTTGAACGTATTTTTCGATCCTCTGATGTAAGTGATCCTGTCTTTTCTTCGGCATTATTTATGTTGTGTTTGGAAGGCTTCAACGTTAATATTAAAGATTTTACGACGGTTCCGAAGTATTCTATTGCAGGTTATCAATCATTAAAACCCCTGGTTATGGAGGATGGCAAATCCTCGGCTAGGGTGATTGGCCCACAGTATTTACTCAATGGATCCTGTCCTGTACGGTCGTATAATAATGACGTTGCTTGTGTTGAAGGTAGAATATTGAAAGTAAAGAACCCTGATAAAAGACCACCACCATTTTACGCTCAATGCCGGACGGAGTTCATTAATATGTTGATTCCCGACGACACGATGCATGTAGGCGTTCCCCTTGAGGAGAATGATGTGTACAAATTGCAAAACCGTCCTTCTCAACGCAATCAGAACGCTCTCACTAAATGGTTTTCGTTCCTCCAACCGACGAACGTCAAGTCTTTTCAGAAAGCTGAAATTTATGGCAAGATAACTCACCCCCGTAATATAAGTACGCTAAATACTGACCATCGACTCCGGTACAGTTCTTTTATGTATTCGCTAAAGAATTTCATTAAGATGTCCCCTTGGTATGCTTTCGGGCATCACCCTAGAGTTTTTGTGTCACGGTTGCGCGAAATTTCCACACGGGCTGCCTTTGTTGTTCCTACAGATTTCTCAAAGTTTGATGGAACTCATGGTAGATTTCTTGCTGACATGGAAGAAATGGTGCTTCGGCGCTATTTTGATCCTTGTTATCACAATGAGGTTGTGAAATTACACTCTTCCCAATTTAATGTCATGGCTACTACTAAAGAAGGAGTAAGATATGATACCGGCTACTCTCGGTTGTCCGGTTCATCTGAAACTAGTGATTTTAATACTTTGTGTAACGCTTATGTCGCATATGTCGCTTTACGGCATGTCATTGCTGACCCCGAAGAGGCTTATAGCTCTTTAGGGTTGTACGGCGGTGATGATGGATTAACTGCCAATGTTGAACCCGCTTTATATACAAAAGTGGCTGATCGACTTGGATTAAAACTTAAATCTGATAAAATATTTCCTGGCAATCCAGTTACGTTTCTTGGCCGAACGTTTCCGGATATATGGAGTTCATCGGATTCTGTTTGTGACGTCCCTCGCCGAGTGGCTGGCTTACATTTGACCGTTACCCCCAGTACTGTTAAACCTGAGCATGTGTTGATTCGCAAAGCTAAGGGTTACCTAGTCACTGATATGAACACACCATTCATAGCTAATTGGGCGAAGGCTATATTGCGAATATATGGTTCTGATGACAGCAAACATCCATTGCTGTATTTAGAAGATTCATGGTTTTCGCAATATGAACAGCCTTTCCCCCAATCACCAATAACCGATGATCCGACGTGGCATCTTGTGGCTAGTTCGTTAGGAATTAGCGTTAAGCAGCTTCGTGATAAGTCACAACTGCTTGACAACGCAATGTATCCCGGTGATCTTGATGTTGGATTATTGAATGACAATGTTCCTTCGGTTGAATTAGATGCCGCAGTAGGGGATAAGATTTTAATCGCTGCCCAACCTTCTCAAATAATAAAGAAACAGCCACCCCGCATAGCCAAGAGTTCGGGGCGTGAATATCATGCCACCAAAACCAAAACTTATGCGCCCAGTGCGTCAACGCGTACGCGTGACAACAACGACCGTAGTTCCTCGAACCGCTCGTCGACGTCGCCGTCCACGCCGCGCACAAACAAACAAACAACTAAATAATCAGTTAGTGCGAACCACTAACCAGATTGAGCGGGATCTAGCCAAAGGGTTTGGAATGATCCGTTTATCGAATGCAAATAATGATTATTTGCAGTGTCGCCTTGATCCATTCAATGCCAAGCCAAGCGCCGGGATACCTGATGGTAATTCACTACCTAAAATTGTGATTGACCATCGCATTGCTACCACAGTTACTGTTGGTACAAGTGGTAACTTCTCGGTCGTTATTGTGCCTTGTTTGCCTCATATGCAGCTTTTTAAAGCTGCCACATCGATAACCGGCTATACCTTATCTTCTGGCGTCACGCCATCAACTTTGTCATTGTACGGTACACCAGGCTTTTGGACATCCATGCAAACTCCTCGTGAGTTTGCTGCTTACCAAGCCTATACTGGCTCGGGGCTGCAAGAGGTTTTCGGACCTTATTCAGCCTCAGCCTTTCGTATTGTTACTTTGGCTACACGAGTTTCATACACGGGAGTTCCAACTGCCGCTAGTGGAACTTACACCGTGTATTCGGACTCTGCCCGTAAAGAAGATGGTCGTCGACCCGCAGCCTTACCTGTGGACGTTAATTCAGGTGTGTCTATGTCTTCAGGTGATTCCTATATCACCTCACTTGATTTAAACCCTCCACAAGGTATGCTCTCAGCTGGTACATTGGTTCAACGTACTGACATACCGTTGATGGTTATCAACAAACATGTCGGAGACTACAATTTCGTTGACGTTCCTGGCTCCAAAACATTCCTAGTTGACACTACCTTAACAGCAACACCCACCTGGGTGTCAACTATCGCCTCGGCTGCTCCACCTTTGACAGCCGGTGTTTTGGGCTATGATTCGTCTTGGCAACCAGCAGTTATCCAAATCGATGGAGCTGCTACTGGTGCCACCTTTCGGTTTGAGACAATTATTTGTGTTGAATACGTACCTGGGGTACAGTCAGATGCTTATCGTCTGGCTAAACCCTCTGCTAACGCTCCACAAGCAATTGCCGAAACTGAGACACAGGTGGCCAAGACTCCAGTTGCTCGTAATGATGCAACTAACTTGGACCTTGCCATTAATTCACGTTTCTAGGGGCTGTTGGAATTGACGACTTCAACAGCGACGGTACAGTCATCGTACCCAAGTTGGGAGATAGATGGCAACCGGTATATGACCAACCCAGTTTACCTTTTGTAGCTTCTGCAGAAGTTGACTGGATGGTTGTTGGAAGTGATGAGGAGTTAGCTCTACGAGCTAAATATCCTTATCTTACAGCAGATCTAGTTAAAATGCCTCGCATTACTCGGTCCAATGCCGCTGCCATAGCCTCTGATGTCAAACGGGCTTATTATGGAACAGGTGGCCAGGCTTCTACGCCTTTGGTCATCAATTCATTGAACTCGGCTCAATTAGCCTCGCTATACCAGCTCGTTCGTGAAGTTGCTCCAGAATTAAAACCCTTGGTTGATATCACTGGCCAACCTCCTATCTCTCGCAACTGGTTTTCGACGATGGTAAATTCTAGTAAGGAAACATTCATGTCTTACTACCAGGATTTTCAGTCATATTTGCAGTTGTACCGCATTGCTACTCGGTCCCCGCAGCATTATCAGCGTATATCCCAGTACCCTTTTGAAACAACAAGTTGGCGAGATTTAGTCACCGATTTGAATTTGTTGAGATCCATTGCCCAGACTCGTGGTTGGATCTAAAACTTCAACATTTGCAGGTGTTTGCGTTT